ATCGCTGGGATCAACACGCGAATCATTTAATAAAACTTTAACAACTTCCAGATGTCCATTTTTTGCAGCATTTCGAATCGCACGATTATCATCATAACTGGGATCTGCTCCTGCCATGAGCAATGTATATGCTTCGCGGGCAGTTTTTACCTTTTGTAATTTTTTATTTAATTCTGATGTTGGTAATTTTTTTAATGTAATAATTTCATTATACAACGGTTCTAATTCTGGATTCAATGCAGCATGATAGGCAAGTGCATCTAAATCGTTCAAATTTCCCATAATTTCAGCATGTACTGCATTACCCCAATTCATTGATGCAGAATTGGTGTGGTACCTTTCTAGAATACATTCAGCTACTTTGTCTATAGTATGTACATTATGAAATTGCATTAAAATTTGTATATCGGATTCAGATAAATTGCATAGTTGATTAACGAATAGTTGATGTAGATTCATTAATAAATAAATTTATTAAAATATATTTATTTATAATTTTTGTAGTATCAATTGTAACGATCGCTACTATATATAACTATAACGATATAAAGTCCAACTCATATAATTATAGCCGTGAAATTACTATATTTGTATGTTAAATAACATACAAATATATACAAACTATGTCGTTTAATAATTGAGTTGGACTATAATATTATTGTCCATTTTACCAAATTGTGTTTAATATTTCCCTTTGTGATTCACCTTCGGGTGTAGAGCATCGACCGTATCGGCAGCTTGGACATCCAGCCGGGCAATCGTCATTACTCGAACATACGGCACCACATTTCGGGAAACAGGCTGATTGTAAGCTTCCACCCGGATTTCTACGCATCATACATTTACAATACGGTAAACAAGTATCAGAAGCCATACAACTTACATTTTTGTCGATGCTCGTGCAATATGGGTTCCGACAATTGCTCCATGGCATTGGGTCATTTTTCCAATACCCCCAGCATCTACCCATGTAACAAAATTCACCCTTTTCACATTTACGATCGGAATCACATCCTTTTTCGGTAGGTGCAAAATTGTCGCGACGTTTCGAATACATACACATCACCACAAAAATTACCAAAATTACACCTAATACCAATAATCTGTTGTCACCCATTAACAATTATAAACATTTATAGTCACTGGGCGCAGTGAATGACGCTAGCGAATGTTCGCGTGAGGGAGAGGAGCCACAGGCGACGCGACCCACGTGAACATCGCTACTGTCATTTATTGTGTCCATACCACTAAAGTTCGAAAAATGATTATATACAACATAATCAATTTTACAAATATGAAATCTCGATATTATTTTTATGAGTACAATAAATGACATTAGCAGGTGTATATGCAAACATAGGCGCAAGCGCCGGAGTGCAGCAATCTACACACTGCTAGCGTGATTCACTGCGCTCAGTGATTACCAGTGATAAGGGCATCTAAGAATGATTTGCTTGTCACAGGCTCTTTTTGTGTCTTTTTTGTGATTTTTTTGGGTGTATGTTGTTTCTGGACAAAACTTCCGCGTTTCCGGGCCCTTGATTCCCCGATAAATATCGGCATAAAATATTGATTTTTGAAATCCCATGTATCTTTAAAATCATGCATCACTGCACCTCTTGCGTATTTATTTAATGGTCCCCAAACACGCCTCCCGTCTTTACATTTGCGAATCACATAAAACCGAGAATTACTTTTTATACAAGGAATACGCCCATCGGGTTCCGGGTGTGAATATTCGCCCTCAATTTGTCGACGTTCCACATTTTTGCATTTTTTCAGGTATCTTTTAAATGTAGGACCTGTTGATGAAATTTTACGACCTGTTTCCGGGTTTATATTACGATTTTTTATCCATTCTTGACATCGATTGTAGGTTACGAGTTTATTGCATTTCGGTTTATGTTCTAATCCCAGTTCCTTGCATTTATTTTGCCACATTTTATAGGTTTCTCCATTTTTAAGAATTCTTCTGCCTGTTTTCGGATTTATAAGCGGTTCTTGAATCCATTCTTCACATAATCTGTGCATTTCATCATTAGCTGTAAAAATAGGTTTTTTTGATGAATTTTGGTTGTTCATCTATTATGATATATAAATATAGTAGCGGGTATTGTTATGAATACAATAAATGCACAGAAATGAATTTAATATAATCTGTTAACATAATTATGCGGACATTTATATTAAATGTTTTAAAAATGTATAAATAAAATTTTCAAATCTAGTTTTTCGAATTTTCCATTTTCTGGAAGCTTTTTTGACTCGATGTTCATCATTACGTTCTTCTAGAAATTCTTCAATTGCATCAAAGTATGATTTGGAGTATTTTTTTGGAATATCGTCAATATTAATAACATCAACAGTGGATTCGATTGCAGCTTCATCCGGATCTGATAATGATACTACACCCCCGGTATTTTCTATAATTTCACTTAATAATCGTTTGTCTACTTTATCTCGGACATATGAACACCCACAGTCATCAAATACATCTAAAAATACGTATTCCAGATCAATACGGGAATCTATATTAGAATTTCCATACGGGGCAGTATTTTGAATTTCATTACTAAGATGTGCATCTGTCACCATCAGCATATTATTATCAGATTTATATTCGAGTCCATGCATGAAATTGTTGTGAATATATAATTTTCCGCCATTTTCACATGAAAATCTCCATGCATGAAATCCAAGAGTACCGCTTGAAGGCCCTGCTTTATAGTAATTATTGGCTATATTTACCATAATATCTGGATCTGTGCACGAATATCCTGTTCTTGTACAGTTATATATTATATTTTCAACAAAATCTACGAGAATGGATCCTGCTACTCTGGGAACTCTGCTAAAACAAGACGTATAAATACATCCAGTAATTGTTACTTTAGATTCAATATCAGGATGTATGTTCCGAATAAGAGAACCGTAACCATGACCAGCATAATTTAGAGGTTCGCAAATCATACAATTTGAAATAGTTACATTGTTTGATTCACCTACTGATATGATTTCGTCAGACGACCAACTCATACTAACATGATCTATAATTACGTTGTGAGCATTGTTTATCTGAATCGCATCTTGAGTAATTTCAAGATTATAACCAACACGTACTCGAATATACCTAATAATAACTTCATCACATAAAATTACAAGAGAATATCCTTCAATTGTGATTCCATCACCCGGAGCAGAATGTCCTAAAATGGAAATATTCCCATGTCTTATGATAATTTTAGATTCCAATTTAATATTTCCGGAAATGTCAAAAATTACAGTTCGGGGGCCGGTTTGTACTTCACATGCATCTCTGAGGGATCCTGGACCCGAATCATTTAAATTTGTAACCCTCAAAATGGCACCACCTCGTCCACCTGTAGTATTTTTACCATATCCTTTTGCATCTTTAAAAGCTAATTGTTCTTCGGCCATTAATATAACTAAATATCGTTGGAGTAATATCACAACCCCCACTTGATTTAAATATATTTATATATCACTACACAATATATAAATACAGTAATATTAACACCGCCATCACCGTAATTAATCGATTTATACTTTATGCAATCCATTTATATCCGTTTTCAACAAAACTAGACACACAATCTGTGACAATTTCATCAAAATTCATTTCTTCATCCCATCCTAGTGATTTTAATCTGGTATTGTCTACAGAATCCTGATTAAAATCACTAGAACCGCGACCATCAGTCATATTTAATGTAATGGTTCTTGGAAACTCTGGATATTTAAGAGTTTCTATACGAATTTTAGTCAATACATCCCATACACTATATGGTGTACTAGGAGCTATATTAATTGTATCAAAATCAGTGTTTGAATGAACGATTGTGCAGATTCCTCTAGCAACCTGGCTAACATGACCATAGCATCGTTTTTGTAATCCGTCGTCATAAATGTTGATTGGTTTGTTTTTATAAATGCTTTCAATGAATATTCCGGCTAAAAGTGCTCCGCGCATTTTATTTGACCCAAAGAATGTACAAAATCTCATATTAACGTGCTTCAATCCCGTTTTAGCGCGAGAATCTGTAATATCTTTTTCTGAAATCTTCTTTGATTCAGCATATTCTTCAGCTGGCTGTATTTCTTTATCTTCATAGTTTAGTCCATTGGCATTATGCCCATAGCAACAACAAGTGCTGCCAAAATAAATGGGCACACTTAATTTTTCGGCTAATTTTATAATATTACGGGTTCCATTAATATTAATTTGATATCCAATATTTTTGTCAAGGTCATATAAATTCAAATTTGCAATCGCGGCAATGTGAATTATTGCATCAATATCAGAAGGGCATACATTCTCAAGATTTTCGTAATTACGAATATCATCACCATTTGAAATGTCAAAGTTTACAATTTCGTCTCCTTGTTTTGTAAGTAGTTCTGTTAAGTAAGATCCAAGAAATCCGGATCCTCCTGTTAGTAGTATTTTCATTACAATCTTAAAATATTTTTGTGTGCAACTTTTTAGAAAGTACTTACAATTTAGTTTTTGCGATATCTATAGATAAAATTTTACCATCGTTTGGATCAAGTGTATAAGTGCACGTAACTTTCATGTTTTCTCTAATATTAGTAACGGTTTTTATAATTTGATTACCATTATAATCATAATCATCAGTTTTCATTAATTTTGCACCCAAAAAATATCTAGTTTTTCTTATCAATTCGTTGTTTCCATCAACATAATCATACTGTATGCGATCATAATCATCTGCCGATTTCATGGAATTTATAGCAGATTGTACAGAATATATAGTAGAATACATTTGGTTTTGTATTTTAAAATTGTACGTCATTGTATATAATCAAGATTTGTATGATTACATTGCAGCTTTGTAATTATTGGTACGTCCTGCGCACCAATATTGACGTGTATAACAAGGTTGAATGACCGAATCATCATCAATTGTTGATTTTTGATAAATATAATACCAAGGGAGTGGTTTATAATCCGGATACATTTCTCTGACCGTCATTGTTACTAAATAAGGGCCCGTACTCATCCATGGTCTTTTATCAGTATGTATCCATGTTGGCAATCTGGCAACCAATTCAGCCATAAATTTTGATTTTGCCGATGAAGCTAAAAAACTGTTGCCAATTAAATCGAACCGATGCTTTTCTTTTTCATATGCGACAATAATAGAGGGGCCATCATTTGATTCTGCATCATTTATCAATGATTCAATTGGTTTTACGCACTCTGAATCTGCATCTGCATATATACCACCATATTCATAAAGTACCCAATATCTCAATATATCGGCTTTTTGAATAATACGTTTAGTGCCATTCATTAATTCCAATATTGAATCCGGGATATCATTCATATCTTTGTCTGTCCACAATTTGTGTTCATAATTTGGATTTTTTGTTTTCCATGTATTAATCCATTTCATGGGTGCGGGGTTTTCTGGAGATTCACCCAGCCAAATTTGATGTATAATTCTTGGAATCTCGTCAAGTATTTTCATTATTTAATGCTGATACTATTCGTTTGACAAATGGATCCCATGAATATTTTGATGCACACGTTCTACTTTTTTGGTGATCTATCGAATTAAAAGCCTCTTCAAAATCAATTGTTTCATCAAATAATATATGATGTAAATCACCGATAAGGTCGGATTTTATAAAAGAACGAGGCGCCAATATCAGAGATCCAGCTGCTTGACTTTCTAACACAGATAATCCCATTGATTCTTTATGTGTTACAATAAATATATCTGAAAGTCCGTATTCTTTACATGCATCTGTATAAGATAATCCTCTACGATTATAAATTTCAAACCATGGTTCATTTAAATCTACAGTTTCCACACCTCCTGATATGAATCTTCTAATTGTGACGTCTTTTCTTTTTGTTTTCGACATATATTCTCGTAATTGTAGCAGTATATCTTTCGATCGATCCGGAACAGACTCACATGGTCGATTATAATACGAATGATCTATTAATATCCTGATATTGTCGTGTTTTACAGGAGTACATATATCCATGTCAACAGCCCATTTTAAATAAATCAAGCTAGGATCGTCAATAGGAGTTTCATTTTCATCGTCAAGTGTGGTGTAAAATAATATATCTTCGGGTCCTTTCATACGGGATGAATCGCACATAGTCGCAATTTTTCCAGGTATTTTTTTCCTGACAATTTCAAAAAATAATGGATCACGCACAATAAATCCTTTTTGTTCTACACAAATTGCGTGATCTGCTTCTGGAATTTCTAATTGTTCATAATAACTGCGAGGCGCATTAGAAGTCCCTGCTCGACAAAACACGGTTTCAATTCCTAATTTTTCAAATCCTTTTCTAATATAATATGAATATAATGTTGAACACCCTCGTATATCATCCGTAGTTAATTGTTCTGTTGTTTTTTGTATACCTCCAATAATTAATACTTTCATTAATTATTGCTCTGAAAATTATTAACTAACCGAATTAGACGTACTTGTAAATTTTTTGTATAAAGTAAATACACATGGAACCAATTGTATGACTTGATATCCTAATTTGATAGCTTCTGTCGGTACTTCAATAGTATCTGTAATTGTAATTACCAAATTACTAGAATCCACTGAAATGTTATTTTTTTGAAGGTCTTGGACAGTTCCAATTGTTTCAAATTTATTACACTTGTCAAATAACGTACCATAATTATATTTTTTTGATGCAATAATGTATAAATTTCTATTTTCCCATATTGTTTTTAATAAATTATAATATTCTTCTGATATAGTTTCTTTAATTTGATCATATCTAAAATAATAAAAACTTGTATGTGGTGAATTTATATCAATTAATGGCAATATATTGTTTAAATAACTTTTAAACAAATTATCTCCGCGTCTTACCTTTTTTAAATCCGGATATATTTCTAGAGCCAACATTACATCCGGGGATTTTAATATATCGTGATCTTTTGGTTGTATAATTGTTGATGATTTCAGTACAATCATACTTTTGTACTGTAATTCCGATATTGTTGTTGTAAATGAGCATAATATAGGTTTTACATAATTGAAACAGGTATTTACAGTATTATATTCGAGATTTTCCATGGTTACTGTTTTATGATTTACTGGACCTTTGAAATTTTCTATATTATTTATTATTTTATCTACCCATTCATCTATATTTTTGATATCATTTACAATATTGGTTGATTCGTCAAAGAAACTATACCATCCTACATTTTTAGTGGTTATGATTTCACATCCTTGAACCATTGCCTCTCTCATACAATTACTACTTGCTTCAAACAAACTGGTTTGAATAAATGTTTTACTTTTTGCCATATATTCTTGTAAAACTTCTGCATCGACCCGTTCTATACATGTCATATTAGACGATTCTGTACCACTCATAACCGACGAATTTCCACCAATTACCAATTTTGAATAATTTTTTAAACGATCGTGATTTAGAATTTCTTTTGCAATTTTCCAACCTTTTACAGACCGATCGACACGAGATGCCGTATATAATATATCATAAATACGATCTGTATTCTCAATTCGTTTGTATTCTTGTCCTACAAACCCAGTTGTATCTATAATATCAGTTATTTTGTTAACAAAATCTGGATAACATTTTTTAAACGTATTATTTGACAATTCACTATTGGCAGTTATAAAATCCGCACTTTCATTGGCTTTTGATTCGTCTGTTATATATCTATCTGCTACATATTTGGAATATTCTTCCGGAGGTCCTGCCAATAATTCTGTTATCGGAATATTATTATCAGCCGATTTACTACCTTGCAAACTACCAGAGACCAAATACACATTAATTGCCTGTGGAAATAATATACGATTAAGTACCGGTGTTATATAGTTTTTTCCAAATGCCAAATGTATATTTTCAGATAATCTGCCATGTATTCTGTCTATAGTTGATTCTAAATGCTCTTTTGTTGCTTTTTTAATGCGAGGCACATTAAAAACACCCCCTATGAAATCAGGATCAAAACTCTCATTTGATTTCAATACATTAAAACTTTCATTGAACAATAATAACGTATTTGCAGATACATGTTGTCTAAAATATTTAGTAATGTAATAACTATTTGTGGCAGCCCCTCCGTTACCTGGAAACTGTGTCGAAGATACTAATATATTTATATGTCTAGTGTATTTTTTGAGATCCTCTAATGTATTTTGTGATAATTTAAACATATTATCATCTGGAACATTTTCAAATATTGGTTTTTGTTGACTAATTGATTTTTCTATAGTTTGTTGACTAATTGATTTTTCTATAGTTTGTTGTATATTTTCTACAATCGGTTGAACATTTGATTCATTAAGTACTTCGTTTATAGGTTCTAGAATATCTACTTCCTGAGTCTTTATAAACTCGTCGATGTCTGATCTAGAAGATCCCTGTAACGATTGAGGTTTTTTCTTAGAATCGTTTGTCTTTCTTTTTATAGAATTAGATATAGATATTAATGTTTCTCCTAAAATTCTGAGCATATCAGAATTGCTGTACATTAATATATATATTAGCGTTATATCTCGAATTATAAAAATACAGTTATTTAATAATGATTGATAGTTCGGATATATTCGTATTTGGATCTTGTCGAGTAATTGGTCCATTAAAACGGTTGCAATTAATATCCAAAAATTCTATAGTATGTCATAGTTGCAATGAAGTAACTCAAATTTTAGAAGTTATGAAAGGCAATAAAACTATTCCAGATAATTTAATTAAAAGAGCATTTAGATATAAAGAACGATATGAAGATATTACGAACGTTGAGTTTTTGGACAATTTAAAGAATTCAAAGATCGTAATCATTGAAATCTCAAGTATAAAGGCGATTATTCACAATAATGTGTATTTAAGTTTGGCTATACGTCATAATGTAGGAAAACCAGTATCATTAGATTTAGCCACAGAGTATGAAAAAATGACAAATCACCCACTTTTGAAGGATAAAACCATAGTATTGGTTCCGCATTGTAATGTAAAATTAGATAATGGGTGTTATATCAAAAATAGACAGACTATAGAACATTTTGTAAAAAATGTAGCAAAATGCAATGCATCAATCATTCCTGGCGAAATAATAACTAACATAGGACTTGATAAAGCAATGCCCGAATTCGAAAATGGTAAACGAGATGTCAATCATTATAGTGAAGATGGTATAATTGCGATTACTGATGCATTTGAAGCCCTTTTAAACATATTATAATCACACATCATCATTATTTGTATATTATTGAATAATATACAAATATACAAAGTAGGGAATTCTTATTGGTGTGTATTTATTTAAATTTATTTAATTGTTAACAAATATATTTGTCAAATCTCCAATTATGTCTTTTTTATTGCGATCAATCGAATCTTCAAATGCTTCTAATAATTCTATATCACCTTCTCGACCTTCTTGTTCATATTGTAATTTTGTCATATATTTTGAAAAAACGTCGTCCATAATGGTCGCCATTGTGATTTTCGATTTTGTGGATGTTAATTCTCCGGTTATTTCACCATTTTCATCTTTTTGGAAGTATGCATCAATAATTGGATCGTTTTTGTCAATAACAAGGGTATAATTCTGTCCATAACTGTACAAGGTGTACCTTTTATCATCCAATTCTCTGAAAATGATATCGAGAGATGGATCTTTAGCTGTCACATCACCTTGACCATCAAGTGCTTCTTCGATGTTTGTGAGAGAAAATACACTAGTTTCATCTTCAGTAACCTGTCCAGCAGCCGATTTACGTTGTTGTAATTTTACCAATTTAGAACGTCTCACATCATCCGTTTTAATCCAATCACCATCACCGACATCAGTTTTTACATAAGTATGATCAAGCATATTTTTTAAATATTCTTGGAGTGCAGATGAAGCTCTTACTACACCATTGTCATAGTCTTGCTTGTCCATTGTAAGTAATATCAATTCCAATCTCTGTATAGGAATACTTAGAAGTTTACTTGTAAATGGATGATCACGACGCAATCTTCCGGATCTTGTATGATCAACAATTGGTATATCATTCATATTATCCGGAACATTGTTCACAATATTGTCCTGCCAGTCATACATTAGCTGATTTATATGATCACACTCTAACGTTCCGTATATACGGCGCATATTAGGACTCCCTTCGAGGGATCTTGACAAAGATGATAATTCGTGAACAACCCCCTCACTAATAATTTGAATTCCATAACTCGCATTATAAGAATTAAGAGGAACTGACGCCATATATTCAAGTTCGTATAATTTAAATTTAGCACTCGTATTATATTCCGGAATAGTAAATTCCATATCAACAATTTTCTGTTTAGTTGCTGGTTTTGTATAGTCGATGGTTGTTTGATGTACCAATTGATCAACCAAATAGTATTCAAAATGGATTGTTCTGTTTGGATCTAAATTTATATTACGAAGAGCATAATGATTTGAAAGATCTGTTACAAATTGTATACCCGGAAATTTGACACGGGATTTTAAAACAACCTCAACCTTGGATCCGTTTTCTGCTATATTATGTAAATTACGAAGTTCATCCGTAACTGGAATATCAGATGCAATCATGGATACTTTGCGATTCATTGTAATAATTGCCTGGCTAAATTTGCCATTATGTATCGTCGAAAATATCACATGACCCATTGCACTAATATCTTTTAATCCTTGTGAGAAAAAACCGCGACAATATCGTTCAGATGTATAATCTCCGACTTTTAAAACGCATTTTTCTACATCTTCTGCGCTTAATCCAATCGCATTATCACGCACTTCAAATACATTCAAGACACCTTGTGTAAAATCGTATGGTAATGTTATATTTTCATGACCTATAAGCCATATATCACCATGTTCACGCCCAGTTTTTCTATGTGCATCATCAGCATTTGTGATTAATTCAACTGCAACCGATATTAAACTATTCATGTTAGATCTTACAAAATCCCACATTCTTCCACTGATTTGAATATCAGCAAGATCAAGATTCGATGTATCCATTATATATTAACAATAATAAATCCATTATATTTATTATTAATAAATGGGTATAGAATACGTGAATGGGTCAGTTATAGTTACCGGTAACTATAAATCCACACAGATCTCATATATTGACAAAAATACAATTTCTTCAAACGATTTTAATGACAATGACAATGGACGTGCTATTTTTATTAACGGAGCCTACAATACTATCACGGATATTAATAGCAACACAGCATCATTGCTGAATGATGTCCCAGAATCGGTTCAAGATTCCTATATAGATATAGCATATACCTTTTCAGATTTCCCTGATGATGCTGTAATCATTGAACCACAGAGCACCGGATATGTAGTTAAGAAGAATTTATATGTCGACGGGTTTTTTCATTACAAATCGGGCAAAGTTATATTCCAAAACTGTAAATTCTTTGTACGTGATGGTGGTGTTTTGTTTTTCGGTGATTATAAATTAAACTCTGAACAAGAACCCATTGCCATATCTACCACTTCAATTGATCTATCTGGCAATTCTGCTGCAAGTTATGGCCGAGATAACTATAAATATACTGATAGATCACCTGTTCAAGATGGTGGTACACTTATTATGAGCGGTGTTCCGATCAGATTATTGTCGACGTCGCGTTGTGATTTTGATTTCAGACTTAATTCAATTGTTTATTTGTACAATACTACCATATATGGTACAAGTGATGCATATCATCATTTTAATTCAACAAGTATGACGATTATCAATGTTAACATGGTAAGTGCATATTCGGTCGAAATGTTACAAAGACCATTGTTAATTAAAAATTTCAAATCAACAGATTGTCATTATGGGTTATCATTCTTCCCACCTCACACGGATATAGGAGATCCCGTATATGTTTACAATTTAGAGGTTATAAACGCAAATGAGGACATAAAACGCAATAGTAGATCTTCTCTGGCTCTTGTAAACACAGAACTAGATTTTGACAATCTGAAAACGTCCGGATCGGTTCCTATTACTATGAATTTTGAAACATATGATAGAGTGATTGATGATACTGGAAATATTCGATCAAATGTTCCCGTATATTATTATTTCCCAGAAATTCCAATCAATTACATTACTGATGATCGTGTAAATATCGGGTTTAATGCATTATTTACACACGCATTCGTTGGTGATGAAATTATTTTGTATAGTGACGACGTAGAATCTGGTGAAACTTTTAATATTACAAATTTTTCAGCTAATGAAATTTATCTTAATCGGTTTACAAGTGATGATACTTATGAATTTGCTCGCATAGTACACAAGAAAATATCCAATTCAGATGGAAATGTACCCAAATTAGCTTTACCATACGGATATATCGGCAAAGCCAGTAATGAATTCAAAAGATATGGTAATATTTTGGTTATTGCCGAGGAATTAAATAAGCGTTCAGAATTTAATTTTGTTGCCATGAATAATTTACGCAATATTATTACACTCGTTGATGAATCAGTTACACAAACAACCGACAATGACGCAATTAATGAATTGAGAACAGATATTTCTGCATTGTCCGGAGCTATTTCTAATCTTGATTTTGTAGATTCTACTACATTTTCAGGACTACAAACTGCTGTAGATTCATTAGCCGCAAGCATCGCTACAATCGCATGCGATTGTAATATAGATGAAATAAGTGCCAAAATCGATAGTTTAATCACTAGTGTCGCGTCTATTGACACAAATGTAGATCCTACAACGTTCGATTCGTCTTTTAATGATATAAAAAACGATATTGCAGATCTTGCAACAAGTATAGGATCTCTTAATAGTAATAATTCAACAATCGTTACTGAAGTTTCAGACATCAAAACAATTGTCGATGGCACAAATTCCGCAATTTCTAATCTACAAACATCATTAGATGCAGTTTCTGCATCAGTCAATGGATTTACATGCGATTGTGATCTTACAGATATTCGAACCAAATTGGATGAAATATCAACTGCAGTGGGTTCTATAAATGTCACCGCAGACACTACAGGCATAAATACTGAATTAGAAACTATAAAATCCGATATTGCAGCATTATCAACCAGTGTTGCATCAATCGATTGCAATTGTGACAATTCCGCAGTTATAACCGAAGTTTCTGGCCTCAGAACAA